CTTTCGGCTTCTACTATACTGGAGTGGAGTGCTTACTTCGAAAGGAGGAACTGCATGACAGCTTCACTTCTTAATCCTCGATCGCATTTAATGCGAAGGAGGGTCGAGCAGCTTGCTGCTTCTGATCCTGGTCGGCTAGCTTTGGTTGTTACCACGGCCGCACCAAAATTACGCCCTTTTAAGGGAGTAATTTCTCAGTATCTTCAGATAATTGATAAACAAATCAACTCTGAAGGCCTCCAGGCAGTCAAACGCGCTAAAGCGTATAAGGCTGCTTTCCTTGATGTAGTCGCAACCGGCGAAATGCCCAAGCGAAAGTATCGCTTAGCTATTCCGTTATTTCGGTTAGCTATACAGTTCCGGTCGGATCCTTATATATTAAGGCTCCTGCACAGTGTATTTAGATCTTATGATCTATACACTGCCCCAGAATCTCTCGTCAAGAAAGATCTTGAGGCTTTCGAATCCACCTTTATGGTCGATTCTCTGGACAAACAAGATCATCGAGGCTTTGCCTCGACCTCGACCGAAGTCTATGACTTCGAGGAAATGCTGCAATTTATTGCAAGCACTGAGGGCTTCCCGCAATTTTGCGAGAAGGTTGGTTTCAATGACAAGTTTTCACCTGTCGAAACCTCGATCCTTCTAACAAAGAAGGGGACTGCGCGGTATCGTAAAAGTACCGTAAGCAAGCGCCTTTCAAAGGCGTTCAAAGGGTTTGCACCTTCTATTGTCGGTGCACCTGCTGAACAGGTGCGCGCATCGAAAACGGTGTTGCGCAGCGGAGAACTGTATGATCAGTTTCTCCTGACTATGAGTAATCTCATAGGCCAGAACTCGTTTCCTTCTATGAAGGCAACGGCGTTCCCCTCACCCCCCACGAAAGTGCGTAGAGGTTGGACGGCTGAATTACGACGTAACGTCGCATTCGGGGCACCCGGCTTTAAAAGCCGAGTAATAGCGATAGGGGACTTTTGGGTGCAGTATGCACTATCCCCTATACACGACTGGGCATTTAAATGCCTTAGTCGGATACCCGCGGATTACACATTTTCGCATGAAAATGGTTTTCGAGCACTATCTCGTCTTACGAGAGATAGCGACTTTGTTGCATGTTTCGATTTATCGAGTGCAACAGATGCATTCCCGGTCTCTTTCTCAGAAAGAGTCCTACGTCTGGTTCTGCCAGGCGGTCGTGCCCTCTCCACTATGTGGAGACGTGCAATGACGGAGCTTCCCTTTCATGGGAAGTGGTACCGTGTGGGGCAACCCATGGGATTATTGTCCTCTTGGGCAGTTTTCTCCCTATCTCACCACTTTGTGGTGTGGTACGCTGCTGTCAAAGCTGGGGTGTTTCAACACCTCATGTCGGACCCATCGCGGTTCTACGGCATCGTCGGAGATGACATATTTATATGTCATCAAGGAATAGCTCATTATTATCAAATAATAATGAATGCCATGGGCGTTAAGATTAACTTAACTAAGTCCCTCCTTGTCGATAAATCGAGAAGGATTAGCGAATTCGTTAAACGAAATTCGTACGATGGAGACGAGATATCTGCGATATCTCCCCGACTGATCGTCAAATCTTTTGACGATTGGGCATGTTGCCGTGATTTAATAATCCGGCTTCGAGACAGGTCCTACTATGTAGGGCCCCGCTCGGACGGCGCCTCATCACCAGATGAGAAAGCACTCATACTTCAGTATCAGTGTTTTGGATCGGATTTTATCCGGTCTGCGATAAGCATTTTATGCTCCGTTCCCGCAAGGTATGCGGGCCTCGCTTCTGATGAAGACAAGGGGCTAATGCCACCGCTTGCTAGACTGAATTGTCTAGCATATAAGGCCTTGGACTCACTAGAGTTCAAATCTCGGGCGATATATATATCGTCTGAGGGTAATGACTCATTTAATGAGCTCATTGAGTGGTTACGCGGGGATACTACGTATCCCGGTGACTATTTCCGTACTACTCCCTTTGCGGAGTGGATCAGGAAACAATCCGTAGACTCCCAAGACCTTTTTGGTTCTAGGAGTTCGACTGCGAATGTTTACATATCGCAGATTGTTCAGATGGTCGAGAGTCTGATTAACCATGAGGTTACAGACGACGATATCTATACCTTTGAGTTAGATATCCTCTCCCGTCTCGAAACGTTTGTCAAACCCGCTCTTTACTCTGTTAAGGAGCTGGAGCGCAAGATGTCTAGGACTCTTGCGTACCGATCCTTCAAAATAATGAAGGGTATCGACAGAATACAATCTGTTGAGGACTGTACTCGACTTTATAGTCGACTCAGATACCTTCTCAGACGATATTCGTTTGAGATGAGTGAATATGAACTTAGTTCATATTACTTGACGGCGTTCTATGAGCGCCAACAGGAGACTCTCGGTTCTGATGAACCCGAGTATACTGACCTCCTTATAGAGGAAAACTAG